AACGGGGAAAGTAATAATTGTGTTATCTCGTTTCTTTGAGCGTATTGGTTTAATTGAACTCCTTTGTAAAATACAGAACCAACTCTATATATAGTATCAGTTACTACATTACCATTATATGTTGTAGTACTTGGTGCTGGAGTAAAAGGATTTGCACCTGTGCTAGTTCCTGTTCTTTGAAAATACTGTAACTTCTGCTCTAGATTATCTACTCTATTAGCATATTCAGTATCATTTTGAGGCAGTCTATACTGTTGATTTAAATCTTCAAAATAACCTTCGAATACATTTAACTGTACCTGATCTGCAACCTTGTTGAATTCATCAGGTGTCATATATCCTCTTTGCTGTTGGTTAAGTATTAATAAGACTGTTTTATATACAGTATTTATGTTTATTGCCATTATAATATTTTTATAAAAAGGCGGGCGAACCCGCCTTAATTATTTATTTAAACTTTTTAGAAATAGATTTATACATTTCTACTCCTTCATCTGTTTTAAACCATGCAGCTAATGCTGAATATGGATTTTCATCAAAAGGTACACTAAACAGTTTTCTATCATTTTTACCCATTGTAAAGCTTCTCTGGTCTTGTGATAATTTTATAATACCAGCTTCAGTAGCTTTTACGCCAAAGTTTCTAAGTTCTACATTGTCATCTTTTGCTAACTCTAAGAATAAATATGGTTGATCTTTAGCAAATTTAAGTAAATCTCTTCTTAGCTCTTTAGAACTTAATTCATTTACTTTAGAACCTATTTCAGTTCTCATAATAGCTTCTGCGTGATCAATATCCATATCTCTTGCTAACATCATAGCATCAATCTGATAATTAATAACTTGCACTTCATCTTCAGCTTCTTTTACAGGCATTAATTCTGCAAATCTTTTATTTCTATCAGGGTGATATAATGAAAGTAATTTTTGCAAAGCCTGTTCTTCTTTTGGCACAAATAGAGCTCCATCTTCAAAAACAATATGCCTCAATGTTACTTCTCCTTTTTGTTCATCAACAAACGGTGAAGATTGATTTGTAGCATATCTTAACGCTCTTTGTGTATTGTTATCTGTATCAAAATATAGCAGAGGATATTTCTCTGTATGTCTTGATTTTATTGTAAATGTTAAAGGGTTTCTATCACCTCTAATAACATATCTTCTATCTTTTATTTCCCAACCTTCTTCGGCTGAGTTTATCTTTTTTTCTTTTGACATAATATAATATAATTAAATAAGTTAAAGGTATTGGGCGCCGAAGCGCCCTTACCTTATAAAAATTAAGCTACAAATAATACGAAATTATTTCTTGCTTGAGTACATAGACATCTTTCTGATAAGAAGTTAACCTCCATAGCATCAAGAGTAGAAGTACTAGCACCGCCAACAGAACCTGTTAACCATGATTTCATTCTTCTATCATCAGCTTGAGAAGCTCTATATCTTACATGTAAGAAAGGTCTTCTGATGTTTGTTCCTAGTAATTGATCGTATACTGTAGAAGTTCCAGCAGGTACTAATACACCATCGATGTTATCACCGTTAACAAAGTTTGAAGATCCACCTCTTAAAGAAGCGTCATTTAAGTATTTCCAAGAAGTTTTGTAGAAGTCATATGAACCTCTTCTAAATCCAGAAAAACCTAAGTTAAGCGCCATGTCTTCAGAGTTTTCGAATACACCGTAAGATGTACCACCAGCTCCGTAAGAATTTTGCTGTGCTAACATATTATCAAATAATAGTTCAGTTTTTCTGTCTAAGAATAACATATTTTCTTCAATTGCTCCTTGACTGTCTAATAATCTTAGTACAGAGTCGAAATCTTGAAGTGATCCAGCGTAACCAGAAAGTACATTACCACCATTGTTAATAGCAGCAAATAAACCTTCAGTACCGATTTGACCAGCAGTAGCTCCAGCAACACCAGCTTGTGCTCCAATAGTAGCAGCAATAGCGTTTGTAGCAGCTAATTCACCTTCAATCATTGACATCTCTAAGTAATCTTCGAATCTTAATCTAGTTTCACCTTCAGCTTTCAAATACCATAAGTAACCAGAAGTACCATCTTCAGTAGCAACCTCAACCCAACCAATTTGAGCTGTATCAGAACCAGATACTGCGTATCTATCTCTAATAATAATAGGTTTGTTACTAAATACTGATAATTGTGGCTCAATAGATTGAGAAGCTCCTGGTCCAGTAACACCTTTCGCAAACTCAGAACCGTAGACAAATATCTTTAATCCAGTTCTGTTAGCAGCTCCAGCGTTAACGTTTGTTCTTGTATAAGGTTGTACAGTAAGAACTCCAGTTGCAGGATTTGCAGTTGCACCAGAAGTTAATACCATTGCTTTACAAGTAAACGAAGGATCAGCAGGATCCATAATTACAATAGTTTGGTTAGGGAAAACAACGTTTACGATGCTTGCGCCTATACCTTGAATAGTTAAAGTGTTTGCAGTACCACCATTTCCAGCAGTTACATTATCATAAGATACATGTAATCTGTTTTGCTCTGACCAAACAACTTGATCAGACATCATTGGCATTTCTGCTCCCACCATTCTTAAGAAGCCTCCAATCGTTCTGTTTCCATAACGTTCTACCTCGGCTTCATAAATTTCAGGTAGATATTGTTGCGCGAAATCGTTTCCACCCCCGTCAGCAAAATTCAAATAATTTGATGCTAATGTTTCTAATTGGGGAGTAGGTACTAAATTTCCGAACTGAGGACTTAATACACTCATTTTTAAATAGTTTTAATTGTTAAATTTACTTTTTTTAATTCTCAATTTAGAACTATCTACACCATCTATAGCTTTAACTTTAAGACCTCCGATAAAAATATCACCTTGAGTTTGACGAGCTTCATTAGAAATATTCTTTGAGCTGTCTACTACAGTTTTAATTCCATCAGATTTCCCTTGTTCGTAAAAATGATTTACGATTTTATCTATATTCTGTGCAGCATATATAGCCTTATGATAACCTTTCGTATCTTTAACGTTTCCTTCTGTGTCTAAGAACTTCCCGACGAAGTTGTTTAAATTAGATTGATTCTCTGCAACATCATTAACATTTTTAACCCCATATCTAAAATTCTTTTCTCCAACTTCGAAATCAAAACCTTTGAATTCATTAGAGAAATAACTTTTAGTGTTGTTAACAAAGTCTTTGTGTTGTTGCGTTGCTATTTCTTGTTCTGTGTTGTAGCGATTAAAAAAGTCCACAGCCTTTTGTTGTTCTTGAGTTACTCCAGGTCTTAATTTTATTTCTTCATAATACCTTTTCTTCAAGTCTTCTAAATGACCACGTGCTTCTGCAACCGCCTCTTTTTTAGCAAGTTTCTTTTTTTTGATGTCTCGCTCTTCATCAACGTCCGCATCAAACGTAAATTGATCTTCCATTACAAATGAAATTTCGTCATGCGTAAGATGTGGCTTAGTATTTTTATAGTATTCTCTAAGTAAAGACTCATCATTAACATTTGAATAATCATGATTTAACCTTACATAGTCTTGAACAGTACCACCAGTGTCTTCCATAAAAGAAACAAGCTTTTCAATGTTTTCAGGTAGCTGTCTACCTAATACTTGTTCGTCTCTTTTAGCTTCAGCAACTTTCTGCTCTACTTTTTTTATTTCTTTTTGTTCTTCTTTATTAAGTTCGATAATAGGCGATTCGGACTCTGATATTTTTCCGTCCACTTTTTTGCTAGCTTCGGGTTTGTCGCCCACAGGTACCTCCTTTGTTTCTCCGATTTGAATGGCATTATCTTCTTTTTTAATTTCAACTTTTACTGGTTCCTCAATTTTTACATTAGGATCTTTTCTTAAATCAACTTTTACAGGTTGATCTTTTGCAGTAAACTTTTTAGGCTTAGATTTTATTTTCATATCACCGCCTTCTGATTTGACCTCTTTAGTCACCTCAGGCTTTTTTGTTTCTTTTTCTGACATAATAAAATATTATAAAATTAGTAATTAGTATTTACATACTTTGTTTTTGCTCAAAATTTATAGGCATAAGATCATTGTTTCTTTGATCTATCATCTCACTTTGTTGAGTACCCTCCATCCGAGTCCTTTTATCTTTACGATCTTCGATAAAAGATTCTTTTTCTTTCATAGCATCAACTTCCATTTTCTTTAACTCCATGTCAAACATATGTTGTTGTTGCATTTTTTGTTGTTCAAGCTTAGCTTGATATTCTATTTTTTGAATAGCCATTTGATTCTTAGCTTGTTCATACTGTACATTAGAAGCAGTAAGAGCTTGTTGTTTTTGCATTTCTGCTTCAGCTATAGCTTGAGCTGATGCTGCTTTTGCTTGCTCTTGTTGTTGAGCCATTTGCATTTGCATTTCTTGCTCTCTTTTTTGTTTTGCTTTACGTTTTTGTTTTAAAACATCATTAGCAAGCTTCAAGTTTCTAATTCTTCTAATGTCAATAGCATCTTCTAAGTCTATACCACCTTGCTGTATAGCCATTTGTATATTTTGCTCTAATCTAGCTTTTTCTTCTTCTTCTGGCTCTAACTCTAAATAAATACCGAAATCATGTAATGGTAAGTTTTTTATTTCTGCTAGTGTAGCGGTATTATATGTTGATATAGAACTTTTTATTGAGTTAACTAATAAAGGATTTTTTAACGAGTCGGCTACTTTTAAAGATATATTTTCACAAGTTCTAACCGTTAACCATAAACTAGCTTGCATTAAATGTCTAGTAGCTGTGTTAGAAGCATTAACAGCCATTTTTTGTAAACCAACTAATGTATCTTTTTCAGGCATACTACCATCTCTAGCTTCATTTAATCCAGTACAATCTCTTATTAATTGTAAATAATATTGATATGTAGCTATTAAACTTTGTATCTTACCTTGACCGCTTGATGTTTGTAATTCTTGAATAGGTACTTTACCTGGATTCATATCACCTTCTTGTGTCATTGATCTACCAACAATACTACCAGTTTGAAAATACATGTTTAAAGCTTCAGCTGGATTATAATTAGTACCATTACCTAGATCAACTTCAGCCAAACCATCCATATCTAAAAACACACCATCTGGAACTGTACGAGCAATAACTTGTTGTAGTTTTAAATGAGTTATTTGAATCATATCAGCAAAACCTGTAATTTTACTAACTATAGATTCAATTCTACCTTTATACATACGAGGAGCACACAGCGTATAGCTCATCTCAACCTTAGCATTATCAGCAAAAGGTCTAGTCATATTTTGAGATAATTCCCATTTTATAAGCTCATTATTACCTACTATTTTTACACCTTCATATAGTACTTCTATTTTTCTAGAAACTCTTTCAAAGTTATCACTAGGTGGAGGGTTAAATAAATCTGTTTTTTCTAAAGCTTTTTCTAAACCAGTATCAGTTTGTTTTATTTTAAATACCTGTTCATTATATGTTTTGTATTCAAAAAACAATACAGAAACAGTGTTAGGATCATAAGAATTATAACCATATATGTTACCTCTATCTTTACTATAACCTCTAGTTTGTTCTATTTTCTTTAATTGTTCTTGAGTTAAATTAGGAAATTGTTTAGCTATTTCAGGTACAGTTAATTGTTTTACTTCACCAACATAATATATATCTTCAAAATGAGGATCTTCTGAATAAGAATATATTAAATTAGCTGGATCTACATATTTTAAATTAACACCGTTAGACATATTCCAAGATGTTTTACAAGCTCCAATACCTAAAGTTACAAGATCATGATTAAATCTTTTCTTTATATTTTCAAATCTATTTCTTTCAAGTGTGTTATTTATAACTTCTTCTTCAGCTATTTCTATACTTTGCTTATAACTAAGCTGCATATGAATATCTAGTTCTTCTTCAGTTTCAGGTAATTTATTTTTATCTGTTTGAAACTTATCTACACCTAACGTACCTTGAAGGTTTTGTAAAAAAGGTTTAGCCAGCATATCAGTTAAAATAGCATCAGCATAAGCTGTTCTCTTTTTTAATGATTGAGGATCTTGAGCATAAGCTTTTATTTCATAAAGCTTATTATTCATACCATTTGAAACTATATCTACAAACTTAGATATAACCGGTACTGGTTTCCAGTCTAAATTTAAATACGACAAATCACCGTTAATAGCTAATTCATCTTTATATTTTTGAACAGATTGTTCACCTCTTGCATATAGCCTTAAAGTATGAAATCTATTATATGAAGTAGCAAATCTTGTACCATTACCACCTTGTTGCCACCACTCACCTTCTATAGCTTGTGCGACTTGTCTTCCATATTCTTCTGAAGATTTTTCAGCATCAGAGACTGTCTGGCTAGGAAAAGCACTATTTGGATTTGCGTATATATTCATTTACTTAATTATTTTTGATAACGAACCTCGATTATCATATTTTTTAATTCCTAAATCTACTGGTTCACGTTTTCTTCTACTAACAGGTGCGTATCTATTTTTGTTACAAGCCATTAAAGCTAAACCAGAACTAATAGAAGCATCGTGAGTTGTTCTATTGTTTATATCAAAAGCAGCCCAGTCTTCTAGTGTTCTTTGAAAATATATATTTCCATAACTATCACCGTTAAAACCTACAGCGGTTTCTATATAAGATTCAATTGCAGCTGCATGAGCTTGTTTTATATCTTCACTAGAGTTGGGTATGCCACCTATTTCTTTTTCTGTTACTGATAATTTATTCCATATCTTATCAGGTCTATTCATAGCAAAACCTCTATATCCTCTTCGTTTAAAATGATATAAAAGTCTTGGTTTATTGTTTTCAGCCAATATAGGCATGCCATAAAATATACAAGCCATTAACACGTCTTCAAAAAATATTTCAGCTGTTTGTGGTCTAGCTATATATTCTAGAAAAAATTGATCAGCAGGCGCGTTTTCCATACTGAATTTTGTTAATCCGTGTAAAGAACCGTTAGAACCTCGCTTGTCTACTGTACCTGATATATCATATGGATCACAACCAAAAGCACCTATATGTTCATTACCAGGATGTTTTATTCCGTTTTTTTCTATATATCTATTTTGTAAGTTTGGCTCAGGTATCCAAGATATGTAAAATCTTCCTTGTTGATTAGGTGCAAATATTACCCTGCTATCTTTAATTCCATTTTGCCATAAAAAATTACCTTGAGTAACTAGTTTTTTATTATTAGCGCCTTCGTTGTAATCTATTTGTTGATATATCTTAGTTAGATTAAATAAAGATGATTTAGATTCATCTCTAAAAGCGTGTTTAGTAGTTCTTGGAAACTGTCTATAAAATTCATTTAGAGCATCCTGATTATCTTTTAATCCTTCAACTTCATTTTCCCAGTACTCAATAACTCCAAGGTTGATAGACTCGCCTTGTGGTCCAAATACTTCTGTGTCGGGAGTGTCGAAGACAGGTATGCCATAAGAATCAATGTATCCTTCGTAGTTCCATTCCATAGGTATGAACAAACTATATAATCCCGAACTAGTCTGTCCGTTGCGGTTTCGTTTAGTAACATCTGATTCATCATATAATTTTTTAAAGTTTCTACCACCTTTATCCAAAGCGTTAGAAGTTGAACCCATCATACATTTACCAATAATTCTACTACCTAGCCTTAATGTGGTTTTCGTGACCCTCCAGTTGTTGAGGATGTTGTTGGGCTTCTCCCACTTCCCCGATTCATCATGTACGAGGAGTTTGAGTTTCTCCCCATCGTAGGAGTTGTCACCGGTATTCTTCCAGTCGATGGTCGTGTCAAGTCCCTGGAGATCCTGTAAGGTTTCGTCGGCATCGGTGGTAATGGTGATGGAACGTCTGGTAAATTTGGAGGCGGGGACACGGTAGGCAAGCTCGGTCTTTGGACGGTCCATTCCGTCCTGGGTCGGCTTGAAAAAGAAGGGGTAATTAACTGATATGGGTACCACCTTATCTGTGAACATCTTCTTTGCATCAGGACCGGACTTGGATAATATACCATACCTACTGTCACTTGATATGGTTGCCAAGTTAACCACCTCTCCTGAGGCCATGAAAGAAAACCCGGAACGCCTGTTCTTAAGGTAACACATCCCATAGGATCGTGAATCTGCCTTACAAGCTTCCCAGAAAATAAAGAATAATCTATTTGACTCC